TCAGGGAAAGCGGAACCGCGCCACGATCCTGGATTGCCACGGCGGGGTCAGCGGACTGTCGATGACGCCGTGGCCGGTATAGGCATGCACAAACCGCGGGGCGTCACCGGCGGCGGACAGGATGCCCAGGTGCTTGGCGATCGCGCCCTGTCGCATCCGAAACAGCAGCACCTGCCCCGGTAACCACTCGGCATTGTCGACCGGGCACAGATGGCGCATGGCCGCGGACAGCAGCACTTCGGTGCTGCCGCACTCGGCCCAATCCGCGGTATAGGCGGGGGGCACTTCGGGCTCAGCCCCGTGCAGGTCCCGCCAGACCCCGCGGATCAGCCCAAGGCAATCGGCACCGCAGCCCCGTACGCTGGCCTGATGGACATAGGGCGTGCCCAGCCACAATCGGGCCGCGTGGACGACCGCGCTATCCATTCCGGCGCCCGGCCTGGGGGGCCATCAGCCAATCCTCGGACGGCAGATGCGGGAAGCCGCGGAAGTTCAGATGGTTGCGGAACTTCAGCCGGCACGTGGATGCCGCCTTGTCGCAACCGGCTGTCAGCCGGATCTGGTCGCCCGTGGCGGGCAGGATGCCCAAGCCGGACCACAGCTCGATGATCCTTTGACCGCCGGGACGTGCGGTGTCGTTCTTGATCGCACCGTGCAGACCCTGCGCTGCCCCCGACAGGACCTCCAGCCGACCATGGTCGAACCACGAGGCGTCAAAGGCCGGAAACGCAGTGAACGTAAAGACGCGCCCCTCGTCCATCCCCTGAACCTGGCGCAGCACGCTCAGGGTTTCAGAGGCCAGGTCGACCTTGCAGGCGCCATCCCCAAGACGCGCGCTGCACCGGGGGTGATAGACCCGCCCCTGCGGCGCATTCAACGCCTCGGACAGGCCGCGAAGCTCGGTCCGGAACGCGCCGTTCGCGCGAGAGACCTCGCCCAACGACCCGCGGAACACCAGCTTGCGGCGGGCGACGTCGCTCCAGTCGACCTCCCACATGCGCAGTTCGGCCTGATCCCACCGGCCCGCCATCAGGTCGCGCTCGGTGATCGCGTCGTCGTTCAGGGCGCCGACGGCCTCCGAGTTGTCGACCGACAGACCCGTACCCTGCACCAGCGCCCGCGCGGTCAGGCCACGATCGGGACGAAAGGTCACCCCGCCAAAGGCCAGCCGCTGGTCATGATCGGTAAACCCAAGCGTCAGCCCGTCGGCGCGGCGTACGGACCATGCCCGTGCAAGCGTCGTGGTCGTCATACCCGCACCTCCACGACCGGAATGTCCGGCACCTGGCCCGCCTGGAACGACGCGACGGAAACCGCGATACTATCGGTATCGAACCGCACCGGAACGTCGAACTCGAACCCGGCAGAGATGTCCGCTCCTGCCTCCGGTGCCTCGTCAAAGATGACGCGTCCGGTCAGATGATCGACGGCATAGTTGATGCCGACGAACACTTCGGCACCGCCGATCCCCGCGCGCACCGATCCCTGGACCGGCTTGGTCACCGGACGACGATAGACCGTCGCACCGGACCGATAGGCTTTCGACAGCGGGAACGCGCGCGTCCGACCGTCGCCAACAGCGATCACTTGATCGCCGAATGCCGGGGCCGCGGAAGGCAGGCAGCTCTTGTAGTCGGACCAATCCTTCCACCGGAACCCGTGCAGCTGTCCCGCCCGCGCCTCGAAGAACGCGATGACGTCGGACAGGTCGTCCAGCGACCGCAGCCCCATTCCCGCGTCAAAGCGACGAAGAGCGTGCGTCCAGGGCGTGTTGCGTTCTTCGAACCCGCTGGCCAAGGCCACGATCTCGGTGCGCCGCTCAGGCCCGCCGCTGGCGCCGAATGACAGGTTCGTCGGAAATCTCACCTCGTGAAAGGCCATCTGTCGCCTCCTCTCAGCTGTTGCGGTCGCCGCGTGCCAGCACGCGCGACATCTGCGCCGCGATCTGCGACTGGCTGCGCTGGAACCCGGCCACATCGGGGGTCTGGATGTTGAACGTCACGTTCACCGATCCCCCGCCCCCGGCCGAAGCGACGCCCAGCTTGCCATCCGGACCGCGCCGCAGCGGCATGATCGCCTCCGGCCCGGCCTCGCCCATCAGCCCCTGTCCGCCGCGCATCGGAAATGCGGTCGGACCGGACACCACGTCTCCGGCCATCGCACGGCCGTTTGCGAATGCCCCGCCCTTGGCAAAGGGCATCACCCCGCCCAGCATTCCCCCGATGCCGCCAGCGATGGAACCCGCAAGCGCGTTCTCGACCGGTTTCATCGCAATCCCGTACACGGTGTCGGCCAGCGACTGGCCGATCGATTTCAGCGCATCCGACAGCTTGCCGCCGTCCAGGACCAGACCGTCGATGGCCCGCCCCAACCCGCGCTCCAGCCCTGACGACAGGGTGCCGACTTCGCGCGTGGTGAACATCATCGACTGGCGCAGCCGGCCCAGTTCGGCCTGGAATTCCTGCGTCATGCGGGAATTGCGGCCCAGATCCTCGTCCATTTGGTCCAGCGCAGCGCCGGTCCCGTCACGTGTCGTCATCTCGATGGTCCCCCGTCGTTTCAGCCAAGGACGCGCCCGCCGGTGCGGGCGCGTCGGGATATCGGGCCGCCAGATCGTCCAGCCGGTCGCGGGTCATGCGGGGGGCCGTCGGGCTAATGCCCAGCATCAGCCCCAACTCCGCCGGGGTCAGCGCCCAGAACTGGTCGGGATGCAGGCGCAGGCCCTGCAGGCCGGCCCGCATCAGACCGGCCCAGTCCAGCCCCCCCCCACGCCCGGTCATGCAGGCGCCCGAAAGGCCAAGGCCAGCAGGCGCGCGGCGATACGGGCGGCCTCCAGCGGACCGCCGTCGATCTGCACCGCCGTCAGGTCGCCCGCCTGCCCGGTCCAGCCGCCGCCACGCAACCCGGCCACCAGGACGGCCAGGATCTCGCGGCTGGAAAACCGCCCGGAATCCAGACGCGCGACCAGCCCGGTCAGCCCATCCGCCTCCAGTTGCGATTCCAGCTCGGCCAGGGCGCCAAGGGTCAGCCGCGCGACATGCGGCCGGCCGTCCAGCATCAGCGACACCTCGCCGCGCATGGGATTGGCCATCACAGCGCCACGAAGGTCAGCGCCCCGGCCGAGGACAGCGACATCTCGTACGTCGCCTCTCCGTCGTGGCTGCCGGCGTATTCCAGACCGGTGATCTGGAACCGTCCCTCGACGGTGCCGAAATCCGGGATGATGACCTGGAACAGCGGGATCTCGCTGTCAAAGAACGCCTGGCGGGCGCGACCGTCGGTGGCCGCGTCGCGGAACACACCCGAGCCTGCGATCGACGCACTGCGCACACCGGCCCCGCCCAGCAGTTCCCGCCAGCCGCCGGTGCTGTCCATGCTGGTCACGTCGACGGTGTCGGCGTTGAAGGACAGGCGCGTCGCACGCAGGCCCGCCACGGTCTCGAACGTGCCGTTGCCCGACATGTCCATCTTGATCAGCAGATCACGTCCGCTTTGCACTGCCATTGTCCCGTCTCCTCAGTTCAGATCGATGCGCGCGCGAAAGGTCAGGTCGACCTGACGCGCCGCACCGCTTTTCACCCGGCGCGCGGTTGCGCGCAGGAACCACAAACCCGCCAACTGGCCGCGCGACAGCACCAAGCCGCCCGCCTCCAGCGCGTCGGCCACGGCGACGGCCGCGGCCTTGACTGCGCCAAAGCCGGCGCCGCTGTCGCTGCCCGCCATGACGGAAATCACGAAATCATGCCGCGACCCGCGTGCTGTCGAATCACTTGCGTCGCGCACCTCCTCGGGACCAAGCGAGACATAGATCCCGCTTGGTGCCGTCACCGGCATCGCGTCAAAGATCGCATCGCCCACCAGGTCCGCCAGCGCCTCGCTCGTGCGCAACTGTTGATAGACGGCCGCCTGCAAGGCGACCCCTGCCCCATAGCTCATGTCAGATCCTCCTCGCGCGCAAAGCAGTCCAGATAGCGACCGGACGGATCGCTTTCCGCGACCGCCTCGATCTGAAACAACCGTGTTCCCTGGCGCAGCCTCTGTCCGGGCCGGGGCCTGCGTGCGTCGCCGACCGGCGCACCGCGCAGCGTGATGCGCCACTGGACGACGCTGATCATTCCCGCGCCGGTCCCCTGTTCCCGACCCGACCGCGCCTCCATCTGCCCCCAAAGCCAGCCCAGCTGACGCCACCGCGTCTCGTACCCGCCAAGGCCGTCGGCGATACGGTCGGACGTCTCCAGCGCTAGCCGGGTCGACAGGTCCGGGGCCGCCATCAGCGCCACTCCCGGTTGCCGCGCCCGGCCAGGGTGCGGACAGCACGCCACCGCTCGATCAGGGCGCTGACGCCAAAGGGCAGCGCATGGCGCAGCCCGTCCTGGCTGCGGTCGTCATAATAGCGCGCCGCAAGCAGGATCACCGCCTGTGCCAGATCGGCCGGTACCTCGGCCCAGGTATCGCCAAATCCCGCCAGGAACGTCACGGTGACGGACCCCCGCCGCGGGATCGACGGCAGCACGACCCCGGTGGGCAGGATCGCGGGACGCTGTCCGTCGGGCACCAGCCGCCACCCCTCAGGGGGCAGCATGGTCAGCGTGCCGTCCCCGTCGTCGATCTCGATCCGCTCGACCGAATGCACGGGCGCCAGCGGCAGTGACTGGCCAAGCCGGTCGCGCCAATCGTCCAGCTGCATCCGAAACCGCCGCTTCAGCAGCACCTTGCCGGTACGCCCCTCGATCGTGGCGATCGCGGCACGCAGAAAGCCCGCCAGTGCCGCCGTCTCCGCGGCGTCATCCGGCCCTTCAAACCCTTGGGCCAGACGCAAATGCGCGCGCAGGGCGGCCACCGGCAGCGCCTCCGCCGCGGGCGCCGTTTCCTCTATCAGCATCATGTTGCGAACCTCCCGTCGTGCCGTCCGCATGTTCCACCAAAGGCGGGGCCCCCGAACGGGGCCCCGGCTGTCTTGCAGGCAAAGGGAAACGGGGCGCGCCGCGCGCCAGCCATCAGCGCGCGCGGACAGTTGCTAAACCGGAATGCCCGGCACCAGGCGCGCCCCTCCCTCATCCGATCCCCCCGGGGATCAGACGAAGCGCAGCAGCTTGACGGCGCGGAAATCGGTGACCCCGCCGCCGACGCGCTTGGTGGCATAGAACAGGACATGGGGCTTGGCGCTGAACGGGTCGCGCAGCACGCGCAGGTCGGGACGCTCGACGATCGTATAGGCGGCACGGAAGTCGCCAAACGCGATCGAGAACGAGCTGGTGGCAATGTCCGGCATGTCCTCGCTGATCATCACCGGATAGCCCAGCAGCTGCGGCACCTGACCCACGCTCAGCGCATCGGTCCACAGGAAGCGGCCGTCGGCATCCTTCATCTTGCGCACCCGCGCCGCGGTCTTCGAGTTCATCAGGAAGGACGCGTTGTTGCGATATTCTGCGCCCAAGGCATAGATCAGGTCGATCAGGCAATCCATCGGCGCGGTCGCGGCAAAGTTGCCCGACAGCCCGGTGGTCACGAAACCGATCTGAGCGCCGGTCGCCGTCGCATCCGCCGCGGTGGGATAGGACAGGATGCCGCGCGGCTTGTCGACGCCGTCACCGCGCAGGAAGGCATTGGCCTCGGCCCGCGAGAAGCGGTCGGCGATGCGTTCCGCCAGCCAGCCCTCGACGTCGAAAGCCGCGTCATCCAGCAGGCGCTGGCTGGCCTTGGGCATGGCTGACAGCTCGTGGACGGGGATCGCGATGCGGTCCAACTGCGAGTTGCCGGTCTCGATGCTGGCGGCCTCGGTCGCCCAGCCCGCGCCGGTGTCGCCCTTCTCGACCAGCACCTCATAGACGCTGCCCTCGATGGTCACGACATTCGCCAGGCGGCGCAGCGAGGTGGTCGAGAACAGCAATTTCTGCACCGTCTGCGCGACCTGGGGAGCGGCCAGAAAACCGCCGTCACCGGCAACCGACAGGGCCTTCTCCTCTATCGCCAGGCCGCGCAGGCCGTCATCGTCGCCGCTGCGCAGATAGGCGTTGAACGCCTTCTGATGGGGCACCTCGACCTCTGCGGTGGCGGACAGGGGCGCGCGGCCCCGCAGGGCGGTCTTGCGGTCGATCATGGTCATACGCTGTTCCTGTGCGTTGAGCTTAGTTTGAATATCTTCACGAAAGCCTTTGAGTTCGCTGACGAACCCCATCATGGCCCCCTTCAGGTCGGCTGGCATGTCGCCGCCGCCCGCGGCCTTCACCTCGGTCATGGTCGTCTCCTCGTCACGGTGATCGGGGCCGCGCCCCTGTTGCCGGACCACCCGTATGGGCAGGTCTGAACCTGGTGACGGACCGGGCGCACCCGGTCCGAAATCTCATGCGCCCCGCAGGCCTGGGCCGCCTGCACGAACAGGGCGGCGACCTCGCGCATCTCGTCCGTTTCCTTGCGGTCGACCTTGGCCTCGGCCAGCATCGGAAAGGTCACCAGCGACACCTCCCACAGCTCGACCTCGGCCAGGACGCGCCGCCCGGCCTTGTCACGCTCGGCCCGCAGCGTGCGATAGCCGATGGACAACCCGTCGATCGCGCCCGCCTGGATCAGTGCCGCCGCCTCGCGGGCCTGCGCCACCTCGGGCAGCAGGCGGCCCTTGACCCACAGGCCCTTGCCGTCCTCGCGGACCTCCTCCCAGACCCCGATGGGCCGGGTGGGGTCGTGCTGCCACAGCATCCGCACCTTGTCGCCGCGTGCCGCGATCCGCCCCAGGGACGCCGCAAACGCGCCCGGCAGGACCGCGTCACCCCCCTGGTCGGTCAGGCCGAACAGGCTGGCATAGCCCTCGATCACCTGCCCGTCGGACAGGACCGGCGGCCCGCCCGTGAACTTCACCTCAAGTCCCGGAACCATTCGTCACACTCCCTTCGGCGCAAATTCCAAAATTCCCTGGACGGCCTGCGTCAGGATCACGGCGACCACGCCATAGACCGTCATCCACAGACGCCGCTCCAGCCCCTCGATCATCGCCTCGATCCGCTCCAGGCGCTTCTCGACCTGGCCGAATTGCAGCGCCATGATCCGCTCCTGCGCCTCAAGACGCGTGTCGTGCCACAGCCCGTCCTTGACGAAACGCGACCCCTCCATGCCTCACGCCCCGTCCACGGGCGGCAGGCCCAGCAGGGCGCGCTTTTCCGCATCCGTCAGGAAGCTTGCGCCGCTGATGCGCGCCCATTGCTGGTTGCGCTCATCGGCCAGGGCGGGAATCTGGTCCAGGTCGGGCCGCAGCTCGATCTCCGCTCCCAGATGCTCGGACAGCCACCACGCGACCGATGCCGACACCCGGCTGACCAGCGGCAGCACCGTCAGGCGATAGAACGCCCGATGCGCCTCGGCATAGTTCGCATAGGTCGCGTCTCCCGGAATCCCCAGCAGCATGGGCGGCACGCCAAAGGCCAGCGCGATCTCCCGCGCCGCCGACAGCTTGGTCTCGTGGAACTCCATGTCGGACGGGCTGAAGCCCATGGGCCGCCAGTCCAGCCCCCCTTCCAACAGCATCGGGCGGCCCGCGTTGCGGGCGCTTGGTGGTTCATCTCGATCTCGCCCACCAGGCGGTCGTACTGCTCGGGGCTCAGCACCCCCTGCCCGTCGATCCCTTTGTAGATGATCGCCCCACTGGGCCGCGCCGCATTGTCCAACAGCGCCTTGGACCAGGCGCTGGCACTGTTGTGCACGTCCAGCGCCACGGCGGCCGCCTGCATCGGGGACAGGCCGTAATGGTCGTCCTGCGGGTGGAACGCCTTGACGTGGCAGATCGGATCGGGGCTGCCGGTCATGTCAAACCGGTGCTTGCGCCCGCCCACCGCGTATTCATAGGCGACGGGCCAGCCATCCGCGCCGGGAACCACGCTCATGCGATCCGACCGCAAGACGTGCAGCTCCTCAGGGATGCCCGTGCCGTCCGCACCCACCGCCTCCAGATAGCCGTTCCCCGACAGCAGGATCTGCCCGAACAGCGCCTCGAACAGCTCTGCCCGGCCCTGCCCCGGATTGGGCCGGCGCAGCAGGTCCAGCACCGGATGCACCTCATAGCGGTGGTCGCGATCCGCACAAATCATCGGCACCGCCGCCGCCGCTTCGGCGATCAGGCGCACGCTGCGGAAGCCCACCGGGTTTCCCATGAACCCGCTGCGCGTCAGCGTGCCGGGGTCGCGTGCCGACCAGACGGGGCGCCCGGATCCGCTCGCGAATGCCACGACCCGGCCCGTGGCACTGGCCTTCCTCTCTGGCGGGGGGGATGACTTCTCCTCCCGCGAAAACAATCGAAACGCCATGCTCGCCTCCATGCCTCAGCCATGCGAAAGGGCCGCCCCATGA